TCTCATCCCCTTCCCCATCATCAGTATCCTTCTTTTCGTCATCTTCTCCAGTTTTAACATAATTACCAGCATCATCTTTTGTAAATGATGGAGTTCCTTCTTTACCCTTACCATCTGGTCCTATATCTTTTTTTAATTTATATTTACCATAACCAACGGAAACATATTTTTTATCCTCTCCATCTTTTTCTAAAGTTAATATGACATTATTAACGACATCTTCATCTATACCTTTTGCTAAACAAATTTCTTTTAACAAAACCAAATGATAATCATTATTAGGATTTGGTATCCCAGTTGGGACCATTCGTCTCCACTCTACAAAAAGTTTTCCTAAATCAAAACTCATAATTTTTTAATGTTCCGTATGTATTACCGACTTTGCTATGTATAATAAAGTCGTCTTGTTGTAAGATTTTTTGAATATCATATATTATTTCCTTACCATCTTCCTTTGAATAGTCAAATAAAAAGC